CTTCGACCGCCCCGGTTTCAATGCCATGATGGATGAAATTCGTTCCGGCAAGGTAAACTGTGTTGTGGTCAAAGACCTGTCCCGGTTTGGCAGAAACTACATTGAAGCAGGGAATTACATCGAGAGTGTATTTCCTTTTATGAATGTGCGCTTCATTGCTATCAATGATGGCTATGACAGCGCAGAAAAACGGAGCCAGTCTGACTCCCTTATCATCCCCTTCAAGAACTTGATCAATGACGCTTACTGCAAGGACATTTCCATCAAAATCCGCAGCCAGCTGGAGATTAAGCGCAAGAAGGGTGAGTACATTGGTTCCTTTGCAGCTTACGGTTATCTAAAAGATCCCCAAGACAAGAACAAGCTCATTGTGGATCCGTTTGCTGCTGAGGTTGTGCGTTCCATTTTCCGTTGGAAGCTGGAGGGCATGAGCCAGAGTAAAATTGCAGACAAGCTGAATAATCAGGGCGTTCTCTGCCCGATGGAATATAAGCTGTCACTGGGCATGAAGACACCAACAAAACTGCGTGTCCATGCAAAAGCAAAATGGTCAGCTGTAACCGTCAGCCGGATCCTGACCAACGAATTATATATTGGTGTTCTTATTCAGGGCAAGACCAGCTCACCTAATTACAAGGTAAAGAAGCTGTTGCCAAAGGACGAGTCTGAATGGGTGCGCATTGAAAATTCTCACGAGGCCATCATTGACCATGAGGATTTTGTTGCCGTGCGCAGCCTCCTGAAACGGGATGTCCGCACATCACCAGCCGAAGATGCAGTTTATCTGTTCTCCGGCTTTTTGTCATGCGCAGATTGCGGCCAGAACATGATCCGCAAGACCATCCCTTCCGGAAAAAGGAAGTATGTGTACTATGTCTGCGCTACGAATAAGGCCGGGAAAGGATGCAGCGCTCACAGCATCAGTGAACCGCTACTGGAACAGACTGTGCTGGAAGCCATCCGTGTTCATATCAATATGATTTTGAATTTGGAGCGTCTGCTGAATTTTGTGGATGATCTGCCAGAGCAGCAGCGTAACGTCTTCAATTTTGATGCACAGATTGTAAGGCTCAAAGAAGAGATTGAGCGGAACCAGAAGTTCAAATTGAAGCTGTACGAGAACCTGACTGATGGGATTATCAATCAGGAGGAATACTTCCAGTTCAAGCAGAGCTACGCTTCCAAAATCAGTGATGCTGAGGCCTCTATCATCGAGTTGGAAAAGGAACGTGAGGCAGCGGTTGCTGGTAACAAGGCGGATCTGCTATGGATTGGGGTATTCAAAAAGCATGAGAACATTCACTCCCTCGACCGCAAGGTGATTGTGGAGTTAATTGAACATATCGAAGTTCATGAAGGAAACCGGATAGAGATTTTTTTCAAGTATCAGGACGAATGTGCCAGAGCAATTCGGTACATCCGCAAATTGTCGGAGACTGTTGAGTTGCCGACAGCAATTTAAGGAGGGATGAAGCAATGGCAAGAAAAAGCAGAAAAGCAGCCACAACCGTTGCGGAAGTCCCGCAGCATGTCGCAACTGTCTTTAATACAGCTATTTACGCCAGACTTTCCATTGTAAACAGCGGAAAGATGGATAACGGAGACTCCATTGAGAACCAGATCAGTTATTGCATGTCTTATCTGGAAGAACGGCCTTTCTTGAAGCTCTATGAAGTCTTTACTGACAATGGGGAGAAAGGCACCAACTTTGACCGGCCAGAGTTCTCACGGATGATGGATTTGGTACGTGCGGGCAAAATCAACTGCATCTTGGTGAAGGATCTTTCTCGCTTTGGCCGTGATTACATTGAAGCCGGTGAGTATTTGGAAAAGATTTTTCCTTTCCTTGGGGTTCGGTTCATCTCCATCACGGACAACTTTGATAGCTTCAATACAGATGGCTCCGAGGAAAGTCTGTTGATACCGTTGAAAAACATGATCAATGACATCTATGCCAAGGATATTTCCCGGAAGATTATCACGTCCTTTCGGGCAAGACAGGAAAAGGGTGAGTTTCTTCCCGGTTTTGTCCCTTATGGCTATGTGAAGTCGAAGACAGTTCAGTACGGACTGGATATTGATGAAGAGGTCGCAGATCATGTCCGTAATATATATCAATGGAAGGCCGAAGGCGTTTCACACGGAGAAATCTGCCGGAGGTTGAATGCAGTAGGTGCAACCACACCATCTATGCGAAAGGTGCAGTTAGGTATTTGGCACGCTGAGAAGTATAAAACAACAGAATGGTTTCCACGCTCCATTGTTGACATGCTGAAAAACCCATATTATGTGGGAGATTTGGTTTATGGACGTATTCCAAAATCCTTGTACGAAGGTGTAAGGATGCACCGTGCGCCGAGAGAAGAATGGCGTGTCATTTCTAATCATCATGAACCGATTGTGGATCGAGAGTTGTTTGAACGTGTTCAGGCAATATTTGCTGAAACCTCCGCAATTTATAAGGTAACGAAAGATAAAACGCAAGAAGCCCGTGCCGCTGTCATCAACCTTTTTGACAAGAAGATATACTGCGGTGATTGTGGGAAAAGGATGCGTTTTATCAAACGGAGCATGAGGGCTGATAATCGAAGTGATTATTATGCCTGTGCTGGATATATTGATACCAGAAAGCGCACATGTACTCGACACGGGATGCTCTATGCTGATGTGAAAGAAGCTGTCTTCGCCACAATCCAACAGCAGGTCAACGTGGCTGCTAATATGGAGCGGCTGCTTAGTCAGCTCAAAGGAAGTGCCGGGGAACGGAATATCCGTGACCGGTATCAGAGTGAAATAAACAATCTCACTCGGCAGCTTGGAAAAGTTGCCACTAAGCGAGAGGGGTTGTATGAGAGCTATGTGGAGGGTGTACTGGATAATCAGGAATACCTGTTTGCAAAAGCGCAGTATGATGATCAATATGCTGCTCTGAGTATCCGGTTAGATGAAGCCCGCCAGAAGAAAGAATGTTTTGACCGAGCATTTTCTGTGAATAACGAGTGGCTGAGTGCTATCCGTGGCATAAAGGATGCTACAGAATTGGATGCAGAGGTTGTTGACCGACTGATTGCTGCGGTTTATGTCTTTGAAGGAAAACGCATTGAAGTAAAGCTGAATTACAAGGAAGACCACCAGCTTTTGCTGGAGTTGTTGGATGAAATGATGGGAAAGGAGGCGTTGTTGAATGGTTGATTACCGGCTCGGAAAGTATATCCGCCTGTCTCAGGCGGATGTGGACTTGTCCAGAAAAGAGGGCAAAACGGAAAGCGATAGTATTGCTCACCAGCGTGACCTGATTAACCGGTTCATAGATAGCCGCCCTGAATTTGCAGGATGCCCTCAATCGGAGTTTTTTGATGATGGATACAGTGGCACCAATTTTGACAGGCCTTCCTTTGAGAAACTGCTGGAGAAAATCAAAACCGGCGAGATTAACTGCGTGATAGTGAAAGACTTCTCACGCTTTGGCCGGAACTATATTGAGCTGGGAGATTATCTGGAGCGGATTTTCCCGTTCTTGGGTGTTCGGTTCATCTCTGTCAATGACCAGTATGACAGCAATGACTATAAGGGAACCACGGGCGGCTTAGATGTGGTCATGAAGAATATCGTGTATGACTATTACAGCAAAGATCTTTCCGTGAAGGTGAAAACGGCCAAGAGTTCCAAAATGAAGCGTGGCGAGTACCTTGGTGGTCATGTTCCCTACGGCCTTCGCAGGCACGAGACAATCAAGAATAAGTTGGCGATTGATCCGGACGCTGCGGCTGTTGTGAGGCGTATCTTTGATGCCGCATTGGCGGGCATGAACACGGGACAGATAGCTGGGCAACTGAATGAGGATGGAATTGTTACTCCGGGCTTTTACTACATGCAGCACCATCCGGAGAGCAAGAAGTTCCGCAATACATCTCCCCAGACCTTTTGGACAAGCACCGGCGTTTTGAAAATATTGCAGCAGGAAATGTACTATGGCGCTGTAGTAGGCCATAAACGCACAGCTGTCACTGTCGGTGGTAAACATACAGCCGCAGTACCGAAAGAAGAGCAAATTATTGTTGAGGGAATGCACGAGGCCATAGTGAGCAAAGAAGAATTCATGGAAGCTCAGAAGGTCATCCGGAAAATCAAGAAGCCGGAAAAGCGGCAGCCGAAAGAGTACCTTTTCCGTGGTGTTGCCCGGTGTGGATCCTGTGGCCGTGCCCTTCAATACTATGGCCAAATGAAACGTCCCTATTTTCAGTGTGGGTACGTGCGCAGGACAAATAAGGCGGAGTGCTGTAAGGACAAGCTGTATGAGGACGTGATTACAGATGCAGTATGGCAGTCGCTGAAACAATTCTTTGCGTTGAGCGAGAGATTGGAGAAGCGGCTCCAGAAGCATCAGTCCTCTTTAGGGAATGAGCAGAAAACCTGTGCTTTGCAAATCACTGAGCTTCAACGCAAGCTGGCGAAGGCCAATACAGATAAGTTCGCAAACATTGACCGGTTCATGGCCGGGGACATGGATAAAGCTGCATACCTAAAAAGACGTGAAGAGCTTACGGCACAGATAGGGCAACTGGAAGAACAGATTGCAGCATTGGAGGCCAAGGCAGAGGAAGTGAGAGCGGCAGACAGCAGCGAAGTATCTAATGTTCTCGAAAGTGTGCATCACTACGAGAAAGCAGATGCATTGACTTCTGAGATGATCAAGACCTTCATCAAGGCAGTCTACATTACCGACAATGAACACATTGAGATTGAGTGGAATTTCAATAATGTGTTTAAGCAGTTCCTTAGTAACGCATAAGGCGATTCTGAATTGAATACGGGTTTTTCAGGGAAAAAGGCATCGATCTTCGTGACCGGTGTCTTTTTTCATGAAAAATCTTTCAAAATTTTTTAGTCTTCTCTTGACATTGGCAGACGAAGCGCACCACGCCTCTGCCGATACATACCAAAAGGTTCTCGCCTACTTCAAGCCGCAGTTTACACTGGGGCTCACTGCCACGCCCGAGCGCACCGATGACAACACCGTTATTCTGGACATCTTCAAAAATACGGCCCACAAGCTGGACATCCAGACCGCTGTGGAGATCGGCGAGTTGGTTCCCGTGCGCTGCATTCGCATCCATACCAATATTGATTTGACCAAAGTGCGCTTCAACAGCGTTCAATATAATATCCACGATTTGGAAAGTAAAATCTACGTCCCGGAGCGCAACCGCCTCATCATAGACACCTGGCTACAATATATAAAGAACCGTCGCACGGTGGTATTCTGCGCCAGTGTAAAGCATGCCGAGGAGATCGCCGCTCTGTTCATCGGCAAGGGCATCGCTGCCTCTGCCGTGTCCGGCAGTATGAAGGCGTCTGAGCGGCAGGAGCATCTTGCCAAGTTTGCCACCGGCGAAATAAAGGTGCTGTGTGCCTGCGATCTGCTCAACGAGGGTTGGGACTGCCCGCAGACGGAGGTACTGTTCATGGCGCGGCCCACCATGTCCAAGGTGCTGTACACCCAGCAGTTGGGGCGCGGTATGCGGCTGAGCGACGACAAGGACTGCCTGATGGTGTTCGACTTCGTGGACAACGCCAGCCAATACAATATGCCTCAGTCCCTACACCGGCTGTTCCGGTTGAAGGACTATCACGCCGGCGGATTGGCGCTGGCGCCACAGGGACAAAAAGCCGCCGAGGAAGGCTTGTATGCCAAGTGCGAGAAGCCGGATGCCCTGATCGACTGGCCGGTGGACGCCACTGATTACGAGCTGGTGGACATTTTCAACTGGCAGGAGGAAGCCGCCGGCATGATCTCGCAGATGGAGTTCGTGCGCCGCGTGGATGTGCAGACCGAGACCATCGAGCGCTATGTTCGGGAGGGGCTCTTGGTACCGGATCTGGTGGTACCCATGAGCGAGCATCGCACCTTCAAGTATTTCAAGGAAGAGACGCTGGAAAAGTACGCCGAGCAGTACGGCTGGACGCTGATCGACGATTCCAACCGCAAGGACTTGTTTCTGGATATGATTCGGCAGATGGATATGAGCTATTCCTACAAGCCGGTGCTCATCAAGGCCGTGCTGCTGTACGCCGACGAAAAAGGCCGCGTGAAGCTCAGCGACATCGTGACGTATTTCCGTGACTTTTATGAGCGCCGCCGTGCCGCCGGGTTGGTCGTGGAAAAGGCCAACAGTATCTACGCCAAAGGGGGCTATACGGATAAGGACGCCGAGCGCAATATCCTCGCCAACCCCTTCAAGCGCTTCGAGGATATGCAAATGCTCCGCCACACCAAGACGCTGGGCATCGTCGAGGTAGATGACGCGGTTTGGATACGCCTGGGCGAGACCGAAAAGGCGGAAATCGAATGCATCTGCGAAGAAAAACTGACGAAGTATTTTGAACGTATATAGAAACGTCTGGCGTTTGCCTTAGATTCTTGGCTTGAAAAGGAGGCCTGAATATGAGTTCTATCGTCTTTATTGACAGCGAAATTGATGCTTCCGGCGAAAAAATACTTGACCTCGGTGCTGTCTCGTCGGACGGTTCACAGCTTCATACGGCCTCCACACAAAAGTTTACATCTTTCATCTCCGATGTCGAATTTATTTGCGGCCATAATATCATCGCCCATGACCTGAAATACATAGGCGGGTTGATCGACCGGGTTCCTACGCCAATCCCAATTGACACACTTTATCTTTCTCCATTGCTCTTTCCAAAGAAGCCATATCACAAGCTACTCAAGGACGATAAACTGCAAACGGAAGAACTCAACAATCCATTGAACGATTCCATCAAGTCGATGAATCTGTTTTATGATGAAGTCAATGCTTTCAAAGCGTTGACTTCTGGAATGAAACGCGTTTATTGCGCATTGCTTTATCCGTTTCCGGAGTTTCAAGGCTTTTTTCGGTACCTGGGGTTCAAACCCTATCCGGTGACGGAGAGTATCATCAAAACAGAACTACAAGGAAAGATCTGTGCGAATTCAAGTATTGCGCTATTAATCAAAAACTACCCGGTAGAACTGGCCTACGCATTGGCACTGATTGCCGCGGACGACCGCTATTCCCTTACACCGCCATGGGTTTTGAGGAATTACCCC